TAATAAATATAGTAATATTATATAAAATGAAAACATTCGGATCTAGGGCACAAGTTATGCATGGAACCGCGCTCAAAACTGCGGGCGGATTAAGAAAGAATGACTTGAAGTACAACAAAAGAGGAAAGATCGTTTCCAAAAAAGCTTCATCCGCTGCCAAGAAATCTAATAACTTAGTCAAGGCTGGATATGTCACCAAAAAAGGACACTTTGGTGTCGTCAAAAAACATTAGAACAATAACTAATACAAAAAACATTTTTTAAATTATGGTAAAAATTATAATTTAAAAATTAATTATTTTATATATAAGATAACAATAGTTCTTCAAATAATTGGAGTCTATTGATTGCCAAGTAACCCCCATTATTTTATCATTCCACTAAACAACTTCCCACACACCACCAAAAAATGACCATTTAAATTTATCACCTGTTTCTTTATGTGTATATCTTGTACAACCATCACGATATTGTACATTGTCTTTTTCTAAATCAGCAAAAGATAATCCATACTTACATTCAAATTGATCCTTTTTACTCATTTCCTTCAAATCTGATTCCGAAACATTACAAATACCTTTACTCATACTTTCTTCTTTAAGTTTCTGGATTCTTTCCCTCTCTTTCTTTCTAAAAGCATTTTGACGTCTTTGACAATCTTTCTCCAAATTCCATCCACATTCATAACCTGTTGATCCTCCACTTAAAACAGAAAAGAAATCATTTTTATCATCAGCTTCATAACCACACAAACCACACTTGATCATTTTATTATTTTATAAATTAATTTTTAAGTTAGATCATATCAATATCAGATCTCTTCCTTTTCTTATTTGTCTTACGTAAATGGATATGTTGTCCAAGTTTACCTCTTGATAAACTCTTAAAATATCTTGGAAATGTTTTCTTGAACTGATTATTCTTGGTAACATTGTGGCCACGACCAGCAATCATTCCAAGATATTTATCAGCTATTTTCATATTTTTTTCTCCAAAAAATACGAAATCATCACTCATCAAACAATATCCTCCCCCAAATCCGTTTTCTTATGACTCTCATCATGAAATTCATTTGGAATTTGTTCAAGACTTTTTTCGTAACCAATACGTTGCCGATAGATACAATCACTTCTTCCTTCATGATTGTCAAAATATTCTCTAAAATCCATCTTCTCTGTGATTTTAGCAATGTAAGCAAGACTGTGACCAAACTGTTTCCTAGATTGGCTTTTACCATAAAAGGCAACAATATAATCACCAACTTTAGCAGAACTTCTGATTTTAGGTTTGCAACAACATAAACTCAAAACGTCATCCTCAATACAAGGTGCAAAACCAGTATCGTGCATCAATATGTATGAATAAATCTTCATATTTATTAGATTAAAAAAGAATAAACTAACAAAATAAAAATCAATTTTGTAAACTTCAGGATGAAAATTCCAATGGAAAACCATCATAACTATACATTCCTCCAGATCTCAAATGTGGATTGTATGTAATAGATGTGACATTTACTTTTTCATCTTCATCCAATTCAACTTTCTCTCTGTAATATCTTGGTTGAACAAGTGAATCATCAATATCTTTCTTCCTCTCAAAAACAAGATTTCCATTATTATGTCTTTCCTTCATCTCAAAGAAGTTACACCTGCGATTAACAGTATCACAATAATATTCAAAATTAGCATCCTCTCCTGTTTCAGCCATAATCATCTTTGTTTCCAAATCTTTCAAAATCTCCCCAACAGCAAAAATATCATTCAAATTGTGATTATGTAAATACATACCATCAAACATAACAAAACGTCTCGATGAATCAAACATATTATACATTTTCACATCATAATCAACCTCACCCATCTTTTCATGAGCAGTTGGAAAATAATCATACCCACAATCGGGATAAACAACTCCAAAACCATCATTCTTCACATTCTTTTGTGCCTGAGCCACAACGTAATAATAACCCACATCATCAAATTGTGGATAAACCTCTTTGTTCTTCATAACATTCATTCTATCCTCAAAATCATCTGGCTTATCAAACTGATCCCAATCAATATTCTCCATCAACTCCTCAAAACTATTCGCAACAGAAATCTTATAATTACCAACCTCATTTACTCTTTTTGGAACACTATTAGATAAATACAATATTCCATCTCCTCCATAACTCCTTGTTGCTGGTCTCTCAGGTTTCAACAACTCACAAGCCTTAAATAATTCTTTTCTGAACATTTTCATCTTATCTGTATTTACATCAACCAATCCAACTCCGTGTTGACCAACACCCTCACTCTTAGGAATTGGAACAACCATTAATGCACCATGGTGACCGCTAGTAACGGCTATGTCGTTAGCATTAACGGCTATGTCGTTAGTATAAATAAGTAACTTATATTTCTGATCCATGAAAGTAACAGGAATATTAATAAGTCTGGTCGAACTTGGTTCGTGCTTTGTCATCATAATACACATTTTACTTTAAAAAAGTAAATTGTTTTTAAGCCAATAACTTTTCAGAAATAAGATGAGTTAAATATGTCGTTACTGTAAATAAGGTCATTCCCCACAAAGTTTCAACCAAAGCTGTTCTCAATGGATATTTACCATAAACAGCTGCTAACGTGAATCCATAAGTTCCATAAATAACCAAACCTAAAATCAACGCAGTACACAATTTGTCTTTCAAACTATTACTCTTTGCAATAATAAATGGATATGTCACAATCATACAAACATATGCTAATACAGCTGCTAAATAGTTCAACTTAATTGGGAAAACTGTTTTGTAAAGCTTTGACATAACAAGGATGATCCATGGTATGTCAATAATAGTGATAACAACTGCAAAAATAATTGTTTGCCAAATCAATTCGTTTTTCATTATAATATATATACTATAATTTCATAAAATATCCACCCTTTTTCAATCCTTTTTGAATAGGATTACGATATGTGAAATGTTTACCAAAAATAGTAAATCTCTCCCAAAATTTATGTCCTTTGTCGGTGACTAACCATATCTCTTTGGTATCCCATTCTTTTATTTCATTACAAACACAAGTGACCACAGCTGTTCCTAATCCTTTCTCTCTGTATTTGTAACTAAGCCATAAGTAGCCAATTTCACCAGAGTTTAGGTTGTAATTGATCGTTCCAACATATTTTCCTTTGTTTTTATCATCAAAGTATCTTCTTGTTCTTTCACCTATTTTTTCACAAGTTTCATTCCAAAAATCAACATCAAAATTTACTTCTTCTCTCAATTTATTCAAAAGATTAAAAATACACATATAAATCTATAAAGGTTCATAGATTTATATACTATTTTCTTCTTTAATAAAATGTAAATAATTTTCCATAACCTTTTATCCCACCAATTTTATGTTTTTCATTATCGTTTAAAGCCACTCGTAAAGAATTCCAAAATAAACATTGGTTTGATGTTAGAAAAAATATTCCATATTTTTTTTCCATTTCATCAATAAACCCTTTTTTGGTAACATTTAATGCAGAACAAACAATGATAAAAAGATATATTTCACTATTTAAACTTATCATTTCATTAATAATATTTTTAATAGATTCCAATGTAACAGATGATGTTAAAGAATCGTTTTCAAGATTCATATTATGTTCCACAACTATTTCACAATTATTTTTCTCCATTAATTTTTTGTATTTATTATGAACATTATCAATATATGGTGTCAGTAAAGAAACTTTTAATTTTTTTGAGTTTAACATATTTATAGCTTCCAAAATAGATGTTGTTGTATCATTTGTTTTAACGTTATAACCTTTTCTCAATTCCTCATCTATCACTGATCTACCCAAAACAAATGACATTGATGTACAAGCAACTGATAAAACAGATAACTTACCATATGGATATTTACTATTTGGGATAAAATCAAACGCAGTTTGTTCCAGTTTATGTTTTAATTTTTTGAAATTTTCTTTATTAATATTTGTACAACCAACACATGGTAGTTTTTTTATCCTCCATCCAACACCATCAACTTGACCCAACAAGGATCCAATTTCCATATCTAACGTATAATCAGATGGTAAACAAATGAACCCTAAAAAAACAAGATTATCACCAAAACTTGGCGAACTTATTATATTATTTTTTCTAGGCAACCTATACATAACTAAATCCTTAAAATATTCAAAACCAATATTCAAAACATTATCATTGAAATCATATGTACTTGAATGTAAACTTTCACCACCAGCACCCAACCAAACATAACACCCTTTTATTTTTTTCAACAAATAACTGAAATCCTCAGTAGCCATGCTCGGTTCAGTAACATTAACCAACTCTATACCATCCATATTTTCAACAACGTCTTTACATATTTTTGCACATTTTTTATCATTAATCGTCGGAATATAACCTTCCATAATAGTTACTTCAACTGTAATATTATTCAAATATCTTTTACCCTAATATTTGGTTTTATCATCTCAAAAGCTTTTTCAGTAGCTTCCCAAAGCAAATGATTTGCTTTTTTATATCTTTCCAATTGCTCGACAACAGTACAATCATTACCAATTATGGTATGACTATTACCGACAACGGTATAATCATTACCAATTATGGTATAATTCCTATCAAAATCACAAAAATATTCGTCATAAACTGCACCTGTGTCAATAACAAAAATATCATTGGCTTCTAACAATTCATCGGTAGGTCCGTCAACAACTGAACAATATCCGTTTTTACCGCGTCTTCCAACAATATATTTTACAGTATCGACGCCATTTTTTAATAATAATTGTTGAAATTCATTCACAACCATTCTTTCAGTTAAATGTTTATGATTTATTTTTTTCAAATAATTTGGTAGATCTTCAAAATATTTTGATGTGATTTGACATACATTCTTAATTTTATTTATTTCTAGATCAGATTTAACCAATCTTATATTTTGTATAATTTCTGTTACATCAATCAAATCAAAATCTAAATAATCTTTTACTTTAAACAGATTACCAAGAGACATTCTCAATTCAGTTTCAACTCCCATACACAAACCAACTCTATTACATTCATAAAGATGTTTTTTTAGTAAACTTACACCATCATCTTCTAGACATGGTGCATCCCATGTGTAAATATGTTTTACAAAAGTTTTTTCCATTGATTTTAATAATAAATCTGGTACTATTGCTAAGGGGGTATTTAAATTTTGTTTTACTATTAGATATAATGGTCTTGTTGGTGATTCCCAAAATCTGGAGACTAATCCTGAAAAATAATTGAAATTTGATTGAGTAGTTATCAAAACCGCATCAATTTCATTCTCTTTCATTTTGTTTTGTAATTTTAATAGACGTTGTTGAAATTCATAGATTGGAAAACCTCTAATGTTATTCATTTATAAAAACAAATGAATAAAAAATTAATAAAATTTGAACAAAACCATTTTTTTTATTTTATTTATAAGTAATATATGTCTCCAAAATATCATCAGATGGAACAATAACACTCTTATAAATTGTAAAAGCATTAATAACTGGATTACCCAAAAACATATCAAATATACCATCACAATTCAAGAAAGATTTATTATGGGCATCATTTTTACTCAAAACATCACGAACCATTCTGATACGATCTTTGCTCCACATGATATCGTTTCTGTCAATCATATTATCACAATTTGTTTGAACAATATATTTTTGATCTTCCAATTCACGGATTCTCACTGTTTTTCCACAATCTCTAACGATAACTGAAGCACCATCTTCTTGACCAGAACATAATGTAATATAACATGGAGATATTAGTTTATAGGTACTTAAAACTTTTTTGGTCTGTTTATAATCCAATTCATTTTCCAAAACATATCTGACTAAATAACTAATTGGCCATTTCATTGATATTGTTCTTAAAAAATTACCCAATAACGTTCCATCACTTCTTCTATAATTTAATGCCACCGAATATCCACCACTTGTCGACAATCCTGTTGCAATACCAACATAACCTGCCCATGTAACACCTTTGAAAATTGTTTTGCCATCTCTAACAAATTCAACATTTACTGTTAAATCTTTCAAAAAATCCATTTCCCAATCCATTGTTCTAAAGTGGATTAATTTTCCTTTTTTATCTTTAAATACACAAGAGGTACAAGCGGAGAACATTTCATAACAAATTTGCATCAAAATAAGTTTCTTCATCGGTATTCCAGATTCTCTAGAAATGCCTTCTAACTCTTTTTTGTACATAATTGAACCAAAATAATTGAACATTCCGCAGAACCATAATCCAATATTAGCCATTTTACCCATGGAAGCTAATATTGAGTTGATTTCATTCAGGATAAATCTAAAATTATTTTTATTATGTCTTATGACTTCATTCCATCTGTTTTCAGGTTTTTCATTAAGATTTATAACAAATGTTTTGGGCTTTTCTACATCCATATTCTTTTTTTTAGAAAAAAAGTATGAGCGTTAAACGCTGATCTTTCAAATTGTCAAAAAAACTTAGACCACGGTAAACGAAACATTTTTCTTAATGACTTTGTTTCCTCGAACAAGTGTACCTCTTCCGCCTGCTAGAGATGTTCTTTTTAATCCTAAACATCTGAATATTCATTATTTCTCAAATCTCTACCACCAACAGTAATACTAGCACCTGGCAACTCTCCATCAGTAATATTACCAGCAGTTCTTCCATTAACATAAACTCTTGAAACTTCTCCTTGATTATTTTTTCCAACATTTACTTTGCAACATCTTACAAATTTCTTACAAGCACAGTGGCATCTGTTAAAAAAGATTGTAATACAATAAATTAGTACTTATTATAATATATTAAAAGATTTTTATTTATAATTTAATAATAAATTGTCATAACAAAATTTATTCGTCTTTTTACAACTTTTCTTCTTCTTACAAGTGTACCCTTCATTATTCTTCCTGTTAAAACAGGATTATATTTTCTGAGTTCCAAACATTTTAATTTTGGATTATAATTAACAGAAGCTCCATACAATCTTTCACCACTCATATATAAAAAGTACATGAATTACCAATTCTATAAAATAAATATTCATTATTCCTCAAAGATCTTCCATTAACACTAATTCTTGTATATGCTGTTGGTGTGTTACCTGTTATTTGTAGATTTTTCCCATTAATTGAAAATCTTTCCACTAAACCATCATCACCAATAATTATTCTTAATTTACAACTTTGACGATTAATAATTTTACAAAGAATAAAATATTTATTTGAATCATTACTCATAATAATTTCCACTTTTCTTCTGTTCTCGATCTCGAACACAATCTCTTCGATTAATTCTAGGACGAGAGTTATGTCTATCTCTCCTAAAAGTAATTCCCAACTTTTTC